GCAATAACTTTGCTTCTGGCACAATGATAGTTGCACACACACCACGCAACTCAGCTACCTCAGCGTTCAGTTTCTATGAGGAAATTCGCGGAATTATGACTGTGGAAAATGCAGAGTTGCTGGGTCGAGACGTAACGTTCTACGGCTACATTGCTACGTTCGCTAATATCCCAGTTTGTATTCAAAGCATCACCACCGCCTAACAGAAAGGCGGCGCAGCTGTGGCTGTATATAAAACACAAAGTAAGCAACTGCTGGACAACTACGCAGTGCTGCAAACGCTGGAACCTACAGAAATAGTTACAGGCCAGTCAATAACAGTAGCTAGTCTTACGTCACCGTTTAATGGCACGTTCACTGTGCTTGACACGCCGCTTTATAAGTTTATTGGCGTAGAAAACGAAACAGGCGCGCTACTTTTTGACGCAAACGTGCCTAGAGAAAACCAAGTGTTGTTTGCTTGTACTGGCGACGACGTTTTATACACCGTGATTTATACCGGCACTGTCACTTACACCCAGAGCTGCACCTGGGTAACAGCAGCACAACTGGAAACGTATCTGGGCGTAGACATAACCGACCCCTCAGACGACTACACGCTTTTGACGCAGGCTCGAAACGCCGGCAACGATTTTGCGTATCGTCGCAGGCAAGAGTCAGGCTATGCAGACAGTTTGACTACTTCACCTGGGCACGACGTCACTCTGGGCACGCTCATGTATGCGGCGGCCTTGTGGCGTAGTCGAGGAAGCACCCAAGACACCTTTGCAACCTTTGACGGCATGGGACAAGCAAACGTTAACGCAATGACGCCAGTGATTAAGCAGCTGCTAGGCATTGACCGCCCGCAGGTCGCCTAATGGCTTACACAGACCTGTTTAACGAGGCGATAGCCGACGTGACAGCGACACTTACAGCTGTAACTGGCTTGCGCGTTGTGAATGACGCCACCAAAATTGTGCCTAACTGTGTGTTTCTTGACGCGCCAAGTTTTGAGACTATTGCAGGCGGCGGCAACATTGTGCGCATGACGTTTCAAGTCAAGGTCATCGGCACAGGCCCAGCAGGCCTGCCGGTACTACAGAAACTGTTAAGCATTGCCGCTTTAGTGTTGGCAAGCCCGATAATCGTAATGTCTGGCCAGCCAGGAGCAGTCGAGATAGGCGGGGCAACATATCCTGCCTACATTTTGCAAATGGCTTTACAAGCACAGACAGCATAAAAGTGTTACTCTTTACCCATAGCGCAGTGTTCTTTTAGGAGACAAAATGGCAACTACAACGTATCTCACAAACCCGACAGTCAATCTGGCGCCTACGACTGGCGGCACAGCTGTTGATTTAACTGACCAATGCCGCAGCGCGACAATCACGCTAGGCGTTGACAGTTTAGAGTCGACTGCATTTGGCGATACAGGGCACCGTTTTGTGCCTGGCTTGCAGACCGTAGAAGTAGAGCTTGAAATGTATCTCAGCTATGGCACTGGCGAAGTTGAGGCAACCTTGTTTGCAAACTTAGGTACTGGCACAACACAGCTTGTCATTAGTCCGTCTGGAACCTCAGAGGGCACCAGCAACCCTGAATACACGATAATTAACATGCAGCTTGTCAACTTTACGCCCATCGCTGGCGCTGTAGGCGAACTAAGCATGGTTACCGCCTCATTTGTCGGCGGAACCTACGCGCGCGACATCACCCCATAACTAACCCGACGCAAGGCGGCAGACATGCAAATAACAATGAAGCTAGACACCGGCAACGGCCCGTACGAGGTAACTACAAACCTTTGGTGCGCTGTGCAATGGGAACGCAAATATAAGCGCAAAATGTCAGACCTGGCGCAAGGCATCGGCGCGGAAGACTTGGCGTATCTTGCATTTGAGGCCAGCAAACTACACGGCGTTATGGTGCCAGTTGTCTTTGACGATTTTATAAAAAAACTTGTTGCAATGCCTGAAGTTGTAGAGCAGGAAGACGTAAACCCTACACAAGCGGTCACCGACTAGCTCTTTGTCATTTATTGATAGAGACAGGTTTCTGGCCGCCAAACATAGAGTTTCTGACGTCTGACCTAAACACTTGCATTAGTATTATCAACAAGGCAAGGCGCAAGGCATGACAGCAACCATTGACACACAACTTGTGGGCATTCGAGAGGCTGTGGCTGCGCTGAACAAAATTGAGCCTGGGCTACGCAAGCAGTTTGCGGCAGAGTTAAACCAGATAGCCCAGCCAGCAATACAAGCTGCACAGCAGCGCTACAGCTCTTTAGGCGTGCCTTTGTCTGGCATGGCTAAACCCTGGACTAACAATGGCCGTAAACTGTTCCCATACGACCCTGCAAAGGCGTCTAAAGGCGTCAAAGTCAAATTAGACACAAGGCGCAACAACAACGGCGTAATCGTTATACAGCAGACTGACGCAGCTACTGGCATATTTGAGACAGCGGGCCGACGCACCAGCAACAACTTGGCAACCAATCTGGGCAACACGCCAGCGCAAGGCCGCACACGCATTTTTGGGCCTGCCGTCTACAGCCAAATACGCGCGATTACAGTTGAGATAGAGCGCGCGGCGTTGCGCGTCGTTAACAAGGTCAACAGGGAAATGCAATGATTTCAATACCCATTATTAGCGACTTTAACGACAAGGGCATAAAGAGCGCTATCCGCGAATTTAAGCAGCTAGAGACCGTTGGGCAGAAAGCCCAATTTGCTATTAAAAAGGCTGCTGTACCCGCCGCAGCAGCACTGGGCGCTGTGACTGCCATTATTGGCGACAGCGTAAAAGCAGCAATAGAAGACGAGGCTGCACAAGCGAGCCTTGCTCGACAAATTAAAGCAAGCTCTAAAGCAACCGATGCACAAGTTAAGTCTGTTGAAGCCTTTATTTCTAGTTTGGCAAAAAGCGCGGCAATTAGCGATGACGAGGCTAGGCCAGCGTTTCAGAAGTTAATCGTTGCAACAAAAGACGTTGCAAAAGCCACTGATTTAATGAACCTGGCAACCGACGTTGCAGCTGCAACCGGCAAGCCGCTTGTCGACGTGACCGACGCACTGGCAAAGGCGTACGCGGGCAACATGAAAGGCCTTAACAGTCTTAGCCCAGAGATTAAGGGCATGATTAAAGACGGCGCCACACTTGCTGAAGTGCAGGCCGTGTTGACCAAAAACTTTGGTGGTGCAGGTGAAGCGGCAGCAAATACAGCAGCGGGCGGCATGAAAAAGTTAGGCATCGCTTTCAACGAAACTAAAGAGTCAATAGGTGCAGCGTTTTTGCCAATCATGTTAAAACTGCAACCAGTGCTAGAAAAGTTTGCTAACTGGGCACAGGAAAACCCAAATTTATTAGCCGCAGTTATTGCCGGCATGGGCATTTTGGCTACGTCAATTCTTGCTGTAAACGCGGCCATGATGCTTAACCCTGCTGTCGCAATTACTGCTGGCATCATTGCGTTAGGCGCAGCCATTGTTGTTGCTTACAAAAAATTTGAGGGATTCAGAGAAGTAGTGCGCACCGTAGTTAATTTTGTTGCCGCGTATGTCGAGACAATGGCAAACGGGTTTATCAAAGCAATAAACATTGTTATTAAAGGCATAAACCTGTTAAAGCCAGGCAAAGACATAAAAGCATTACAGGAAATATCTATAGGCCGCATGTCTGCACCAGTGGCAGTTGAGCCAGCCGACCTGGGCAGAAACGGCAGCGCAAACGCTGTAGAACGTGACAACAACGTAAACATTAACGTTTACGGCGGCGACCCAAACCAAGTAGTTGACGCGTTACGTGCCTACATGCGCCAAAACGGGTCTGTACCCATTCGAGTATCGAGTATTGGCTAATGCTTTGGAACTTTGAAGCGAAATACAGCACCGACAACGGGGCCACATTTACGACAATTAGCAACCTACAAAACGTCACAATCACCGCAGGACGCCAAGCCCAAATAGATAACTTTACTGCGTCGCGGTTGTCATTGACTTTTCGTTACCCAAACGGTTTTGCGTCACCAGCAGCAGACTTGTTACCTGGTGCACACATTTACGTGACCGCACAAACAACGTCAGGCGGTTTTTCTTTTGACGCCTACTACGGGTACATTACCGACGTCTCAGTTGAGTACGGCATACCGTATGCGAGCAGTGTCGGCAACGCTGACTATCTAATAATTACAGCTGAAGGCGGCTTAGCAAAACTAGCGCGCAACTCTGGCAACGGCTACGCAATGGCAGCCGGTTTTGTTGCTGACGCCAGCGTGCCTGCTGACGGCCAGATAGGTAAAGCCCAGGTTGAATCTGGGGTAGCGGTAAGCACCCCGTTTGTGTCTTATTACGCAACCCGACAAGCTAGTGCAGCAACTGTCTCGGGGTCATGGGCTGACTGGTTAAACCAACTAGCGTTTACGTTTGCTGGCCGTATTTCTGACGGCAGAGAAGTTGCATTACTCACTTTTCAACCAATCGCTGACTACTCGACAAACAGTGCTTACTATTTGAGCGACACGGGCACCGGCATACCATACGACCAAATAACGGTTGACAGTCTGGCGCAAAATTATTTTACCCAAGTGACGGTTGACCCCGACGGGTACGCAGCTCAAACCGTGTCAACCGGCGCGGCTCCGTACCGTAATTACACCGTCAACACTTGGTCACCAAGCACCACCGGCGCAACAGACCTAGCCAACTGGTATCTAAACAATTACGACGACCCCACGCTCGCCGTGTCGGCATTACATATAAACATGAACGACTCGGCTACCGGTAACGTGCGCGACTTTTTTGTATCTGCTTCAAGTGTGGCAACTTTTGGCGCGTTTCCCGTCGGAATACAATTAAAAGTGTTATTTCGTGGGCAGACCTATGTGTGCATTGTTGAAGGCGGCGCTTTGTCAGCTACGCCGGAACGTGTCGGCTTAACCTTGTATGTTTCAGGCGCCGACCTTAACGCCTACCTAATTCTTAATAATGCTACTTTTGGCAAACTTGACTTTAATAGACTGGGGTTCTAATGGCTATCAAAACTTTTACTACTGGCGAAGTGCTCACCGCTTCAGACACAAACACGTATTTAGCAAACAGCGGGCTTGTTTATGTCACAAGCGTTGTCGTTCCGACTTCACCAGCACAAAACACCATTTCTGTTAGCAATTGTTTTACTAGCACTTACGATAATTACAAAATTACGTGGACAGGTGGCGTATCTGTAGGCGCGGAAGCCGTATCTGTAAACTTGTTGCCTACGTCTGTTACTGGTTGGAATACGTCGTACTCAATGAACGTTACCTACGTTACGTATGCTGGCGTAGTCACTAACTTAACCGTAAACGCTGGCGCTAAATGGACTTATGGCGCAGAAATTACAACGGTAAACAAAACAAACTTAAACCTAGAACTACTTGCGCCAAATCTTGCACAATACACAGGACTAACAAACTCTTACCTCGGTGGAAGTGGCGCAGGTACTGGCGCAGGATTACATCAAATAGCAAGCGCGTTTACTGGCTTTACTCTTTCTACCGCTAGCAACTTTACAGGCGGAACTATTACGGTTTACGCATATCGGAAGGCATAACAAATGGAACCCAAATACGGCACATTTCACGACGCGCAAACAGGCGAGACCGTTACGCGCGAACTTACAGCAGACGAAATAGCAGAATTACCAGAAGAGAAACCATATGATTTGGCGGGCTAGTTTTGTGGCGCTTTTGCTGGCGTCAATCCTCGTAGCATGCGGAGACCGTGAGCGCGTTAACTGCCCGCGCACAAAAAACAAGGCTTTGCGCGCCGAAACGTCAATAACTGTTGACACTGCCAGCGTCGGCAGCTCTCGAATCCTGACAGACAAATGCCCATAATTCCGCCACCGCAACGCGAAAGAATGACTAGCGAGCAAATAAAAGCCCGCCTCATTTTTGTAGTGGCGTGCGCGTTGTCGTTTACCTTTGTTGTAGCCACTATGTCGCTAATTTATGGGTTGCTGTTTGTGACGCAGCCGCTTGACGTCAGCGACAACGACAAAAGCGCCTGGGCAACCCTGCAACCATTGTTGCTGTTTCTTACTGGCTCGCTCGCTGGTCTGCTTAGTGCTAACGGATTAAAAGACAAACCGAAAGGCAAAACCGATGAATGACGCCGACAAAAAAGGCTTACTTAAAATAGTGCGCCAAGCAGCTGCAAACCTGTTGCACCGCATTGCCGACATTATTAACAAGCCATGATTTACACAGGCACAACCGATGGTGCAGCTGCTGGCAAACGTGCCGGCACAGAAAAGTTTGTGGACATAATTAAGAAAAAAGGCTTTACCAATTTAGGCACCTGGGCAGTGCGTAACATGCGCGGCTCAGACCGCCTGAGCGTGCACGCCACAGGTCGAGCGGCAGACATTGGGTACAAAGACAAAGCCACAGCCGCATTGTGGGCAAATTGGCTGGTAGCAAACTACGAGACATTGGGCATTGAAGAAGTGCACGATTATGCTGGCACAACAAAAAAAGGTTGCGAGAAATGGGGTCGCGGCTGGCGTTGTAATCGTGACGGTAAACCAGGCTGGAAAGACTGGACAGAAACCGCAAACGGCGGTACACCAGGCGGCCTGTGGCTACATGTAGAACTAACGCCAGAAATGGCAGACAACCCATCTTTGCTTGTTGAACGCTGGAAAACCCTTACAAAACCTGCATAGCGTCTAAACCAGCCTGCCTTTTGCTAGGGTTTCTCTACCGGCAGAAAGAGGCATAATGAATGGTTACCGTTATTAGGCGTTTTGCGCTGGCGCTACTCGTCGTCACGCTCACAACTACAGCAGCTGAAGCGCAAGGCGCGCCAGTAGCGAACACTTGCCCGCAATACAATGCGGCGTTGCGTAAGGCTGGCCTGCCCATAGAGCCTTTTAGCAAAATTATGTATCGAGAGTCCCGCTGTGTGCCTGGCGCTATCGGCTGGAACTACCAGCCTGGCATGTCATACAAAGACTGCAAACGGCAAGTTGCGACGCTCTACAAGCGCTGTAGGGCTGTTAGAACCTACGACAGTGGCTTGTTACAGATAAACAGCACATGGGTTTCTGTGACCGCGCAAGTCTGCAAAAGCAAGTTTGGCGACATGACGGTTTTGTTACGCCCAGCGTGCAATTTGGCTGTGGCGGCGCACCTGTACAAGACGTCTGGCATCGGCAACTGGCGGGCCACAAGCCAGGCAAGGTGACCATGCAACACCTGTCAGGTTAAATATGTTATATTGGTCAGGAAACCTACGGCAGGAGGAAACATGGAACATCGGACATTATTTGACGCTATGGCTGAGCGCGACGCAGCTGTAAACAAAGTCGAGAGCAACACCGACAGCAACTGGCTACGTGCAGCTGAGGCAGCAATAAAAATGCTGGCAAAGTCAAGAGTAAACGGCTTTACAACAGATGACGTTTGGGCGCGTTTAGACGCTATGGGCATGACCGGACAGGTACATGACAACAGGGCTTTAGGGCCAGTCATGAGGCGTTGTGCGCGTGACAAAATAATTGTTTCCACAGACAAGTACGCCCCTAGTTTGCGCCGGCATTGCGCACCTATCAGAGTATGGCGAGGCATCTAATGGCATTTAATCTTGACGACTACGAACCAGTAGCAAGCCGACTAGACAGGTTCCTTAAAGCGCACCCTGACGCCCGCGTCATCACTGACCTTGTGCACTACCTTGAAGACGTTGCAGTGTTTAAGTGTGAGCTATGGCTAGATAACGAAATTATTGCAACAGGCTGGGCGGAAGAAATACGCGGCCAGGGCAACGTAAACAAAACCAGTCACGTTGAGAATTGCGAAACTGGGGCCGTCGGCCGCGCGCTCGCTAACGCTGGGCTGTCAGGTAGCGACTTCACAAAACGTCCTAGCCGCGAAGAAATGGGCAAAGTTGTGCGCTATGAGGGCGACATGAAGATAACAGAGCGGGCCGACGCGCCGACCGAAAAGCAAGTGTGGAAATACAAGGCCGAACTTAAAAAGGTAGGCAAATTACCACCGTCTAATCTTGCCAGCATGACCAAATACGAAATATCTAAGGCTATAGACAGCCTTGTAAATGGCGATGCAACGCCAGAGCCACAAGACATACCAGAAGAGCCATTCTGATGCATCTGCTAGGCAAACTCATTGCGTCAGCCATACTGGTCGGCATCATTACATTGGTTATTGAAGCAATTATCTATGAGCGCGAAGTAGCGGCAGCGATACGGAAAGACAAGCCATTTTATGAATGACCAAGACCAAATATGGAATGCGTTCATTAGCGCAATGCCAGCACAGGATAAGGCTCGACACGATTTGGAAAACTTCCAGGCAAAGTTGCTCAAGAATGCTTTGCGCGAACTGGAAGAACAAAACTTAAAGATTTTGGAACTGAGCGCCCAAATAGTGCTGTTAGAAGAAATGCTACAGGGTTACAGCAGCCTGCTCTTTGACGTCACAACAGACCGTGACCGTTTCCGTGACGACTGGAAAGCAATGGTTAAGGACTCTTCAAGGTGGCGCCCAGCATGAGCATTATGACCGAAGAGGACTACTACGAAATAAAGGTTTACCCTAAAGGCAACAGAATTGTGCTGAGGTTTGTTGGAGACTGCTGGGACAAATACAACTGGGAGATGACATACAACTCTTATGTGGCCCCATTGGTGCGTCGGTACAGCAACGACTGGATTACCTGGGGCGACAGAATTACCCTGACTCACGGTTATTACGTCTGGACTTGGGAACCGCGCGCGCTCGACATTAAAGGCGACGGCTGATGCCACCAATTAGCGAAGCAATGTTTCTTATGAAAATTAAGGCTGTGGCAAACATGTACGGCTGGACTCTGCACCACCAGCAGCCGACTATGACAGCTGCGGGCCGATGGATTACAGCAGGCAGTGCAGGTTTCCCAGACCTGCTGCTTGTGCACCCCAGGCGCGGCCTGATATTTGCCGAATTAAAGACAGACAAAGGGCGCGCGACTGAAGCCCAACTGTTGTGGCTTGACACGTTAAAGAACTATGCAGAAACTTATCTGTGGCGCCCCAGAGACTTTGACGCCATTGTGCGCCGGCTACAAAATGATTAAGTACACAATTAACGTCACGCAAGACAGAAATTATGCGTGTGTTGAGGCGTTGTATCGTGGCGCGTCATACCCGACAAAAACAACACTTGCCTTGTATGGGCCTGTGCTAGACAATGTTATTACTGGCTTGCTGGGAAGCACCCACAGAATAGAAGTGCTATCGCGTCGCACAGTGTTTGACGTTGTAGCGCATGAATACCGTTTGACAATTAAATAACAAGCATTAGGCCGCGTATGGGTTTGCACTGTGCCGGCATAAAACACGGAAACGTGGGTAGTTCACTGTGCACTGAAACGGGCAATGCGAAACGTTCAGTGTGGCAGTGAGGCAATGATTACAAGATATAGGGAGTCGGGCTGAGGCAACCCGACGGGGGGCTTGTGCGGGGTCTAGAAGCACTGGAACTTAACCTTTGGAACGCATAACATACAAACACAGGAGACACGGACAATGACACACAACACAAGCACAGTCATTAGAGGGCAAGCCCGACAGGGCGCGGCAGTGGTCTTGTTCTAATGCCTACCAGTAGAAGCCTGCCTAAGAAATTACGCCAGCAAATACTTACCCCTGGCGCCCTATGCCATTGGTGCGGCGCAACAGCAACAGAATGCGACCACCTTATAGAGCACGACAGAGGCGGCGAAGACAGCACAAGCAACCTTGTACCAGCCTGCAAACCCTGCAACGCCAAACGCGGAGCACAATACAAAGCACGCAAACAAGCACACACAATGCAACAAAGAAACGCCGCAATACAAAAGGAAAATTGTTTGCTTGGGCGCTAGTCAATACTTGCCCAGTCGTAAAAGTTGTGTTTGGTGATGCCATTAGTACCCCAGTTTGTTAAAGTCAAGTTTGCCATAAATGGCGTCGTTA